CAAAAACATCAATAGTATCAAAGATGCCATAGCTGCCTTAAATGCACTTTTAGACTCAAACACACCAAATCAGCCGTCGATCACTGATATGTGTAATGATCCGACGAAGTCGCATGATGAAATTGATTATGATAAGTTATTATTTGAAATAAAGAAGTTGAGAAAATAAAATTGTGAGGTGTTATAGATGAGTGAAGCAATTCAAGCAATCATAGAAGAAATGAAAAATATGTCTTCTGAAAATAAAACTGAATTTAATTCTAAGTTTGAAGAATTAAAATCAAAACTTAAAACTAGAGATGATGAATATGATGCTAAATTTAAAACTTTAGATGAGCAAAGAGCTGCATTTATTAAAACTGAAATACAGCCAATCATTGACAATGCGGTCGAAGAATTTAAAAAGGCATATAAAAATACAAATGGAAGTAATGCAAGTACTCATGACATTGAAACCTATGGAAAAAGTTTTGGAAACTTTATGCATAAGGTTAAAGTAAATGATCAGAAGTTAAAGGCATTATCTGAAAATGTTGGAACTGATGGCGGTTATTTAGTACCAGATGTTTGGTCAACTGAAATCCAAAAAATAACTTTAGAAAATTCTGTTTTCAGGTCCAGCGGAGCAAAAGTTATTACAATACCATCACCAACATTTAAGATCCCAGTGCTTAAATATAGTTCTAATGCTGACGGAAGCCAATACGGCGGAATAACTGCATATTGGTCAAATGAAGCAACAAGCTTTGGAACTGATACAAAACCTGGGTTTGAATATGTTGAATTAAATGCAAATAAATTAATTGGGTTTACTGAGTCTTCAGAAGAATTAATTGAGGATTCTATAATCGCAATTGCTCCATTTTTGCAGCAGTGCTTTGGGGAAGTTTTAGCATTTAAAGAAGATGCTGCATTTTTTGCTGGTAACGGAGTTGGAAAACCTTTAGGAATTAAATCATCTCCTTGCAGAGCAACTGTATCAAGAGCAACAGCAAGCACAATCAATCCAATTGACCTTGTTACAATGATTTCGAGATTTAAAGGTTCGCTGGATAGGGCAGTTTGGATGGTTAATCAGACATGTTTACCACAATTATATTTATTGCAAGATAATAATGGTAATTTCATTTTTATCAATAATTATAATAGCTCAATTCAAGGGCAAAAATATGTTGGCTCATTATTCGGTATTCCAGTTAAAATCTCAGAAAAATGTGAGGCATTAGGAACTGAGGGAGATATTGGATTATATGATTTAGGTCAATACATAATTGCAGATAGATCAGGATTAAGAGTTGAAGAAAGCAAAGATTATTTATTCAATACCGATCAAAGAGCATGGAGATTTATTAAAAGGGTTGACGGAAAACCTTGGATGAAATCAGCAATTACTCCATACAAAGGTAGTTCGACATTATCACCTTTTGTATTATTAACTTAATAAATTAATTGATTGGAGGGAAATATTATGCAAAAAATGACAGAGGCTTGGACTACTAGTGTTCAGGTTTATCCTACTGCAACGACTGGAAAATCTGGTAGTAGTCTTTTAGATATGAGCCAGTATGAAAGACTTTTAGTCAAACTAATGGGGCATAGATTAGTTGACGATAAAGGAGCAGGAGTAATTACAGTAACAACATATGAATCAGATGTATCCACATGGTCTGCTTCTGCAACTGCAATTACGGCAGGTGTAGCAACTGCAACTTTAAACAGTGCAAGTGACAGTTTTGCACAAGTTAGTTTATTAGCAAAAGATTTAAGTATTAATGCTAGTTCTGGAAAAAGATATGTTGGTGTTTATGTTGCTGCTAATACCTCAACTGTTTGCAGCATAATGGTCGAGAGAGCGGAAGGTTCGTATAATCCACAGCAATAATTGACAAATAAAATTATTTAACTTATAATTTTGATGATGACATACATTGTTTTGATAATTTATTTGCTCAAATTTTAATAAAAAAAGACTTGAATCGTGCAAGTCTTTTTTTTGATATTTACTTATTGTAAACAAAATGTTATAATAAAAATTGTTGCTATAGATTACATTGGCTTTACTTAATAGAAAAAGGCTTGAATTAAATCGGGCCTTTTTTGATATAATAAATTATATTTTTTAGATATGGAGATTGAATAAATGGAAATGGAAGTAAAAGAAGAAGTAAAAAAAGAAAATAAAAAGATATTAATAGGGTTACCAAATACAGGATATTATCATTTTATGACAGTGTCTTCACTTGTTGGGCTGCAAATTCCTGAAGGTTACACGATTGGCTTTAGATTTGTATCAAATTGCTTAATCTATGATGCTCGCGAAAAATTATGCGAATATGCTTTAGAAAATAAGTTTGATTATATTTTAATGATTGATGCCGATATGGTTATTCCCGAACTGACTGTAAAATATTTTTTAGAAACATTAGAAAAAGGTGCAGATTTAATGACGGGAATGATTTTTAAAAGGTCTTATCCATTTCAACCATGTTTTTACAGCAAAGCAAGATTAAGTGAAATTAAAAAAATGGTTAATGGAAAAGAAATAATAGATGTTGTGCCAGATTTGGAAGGCATAATTCAGTGGAAAGAAAATGATATTATTGAATTGCAGGCTATGGGTATGGCTTGTTGCATGCTTAGGGTAGCCATACTTAATAAAATTAAAAAACCTTGGTTTTATCCATTTCCACACATTGGGGAGGATATTACTTTTTGTATTAAAGGTCGACAAGAAGCAAAAATGTTAATGTTTTGTGACACTAGAGTGGATGTTGGGCATCTTACAATTTCGCCTGTTACTTCTGTTTATCAACGCGAGGCATTAGCACAATGGGAATCAGACCCAAAGAATCAAGGTAAATTATTATATATGAATGTTGAGGAATAGTTATGAATGAGGAAGAATTTGGATTAGATATTACAGATAGTAATTATTTTTGCAATGATTGTAAATATTGTATACCAAAAGAATATTTACAAACTAACAAAAAAGAAAATCATATGTGTAAATTATATAATGTAAAATTATTTCATAAAGATAAACATCCAAAAATATTTAAATGTAGTATGTGTATGAATATGGAGGAATAAATTATGAATAATAATATTAGAATAATAGGCGGCTTATTATGCAGAAATGAAGAACATAGATGGCTAAGGTTGTTTCTGGAATCATTTAAATTAATTTGCGATGAAGTCGTCGTGGTAGATGATGCATCAACCGACAGAACAGTAGACATTTGTTATGAATTTGGATGCGACATTCATTCTAGTTTAAAATCTGGATTTGAAGAAAATGAATATATACCAAGATTAAGACTCTGGAATCTTTGCGTAAGAAAAGCAAAGATTAATGATATCATAATTATTTTGGATGCTGATGAAATAATAGATCAGATTGAAGCATTGAAATTTAGACATTATTTATTAGAGGCTGATATTAAATGTGAAACATTTACCTTAAGATTATTTGATATGTGGAATGAAAAACAATATCGAAGTGATTTATTATGGACTGCACATAATAGAGCATGGGCAATTGCAGCAAGATATAAGCCTGGAATATATACTTTTGCAAAAAATAAATTACATTGTGGAAGATTACCAGTAGAAACTATTAATAAAAATTTTGTATTTTATGAAGATATAAAAATAAAACATTTAGGATGGTCAACAAAAATTGATAGACAATTTAAATATGATAGATATATGAGGTTGGATAGTGAATTTATTTTTGGCATTAAAGCACAATATGATTCTATTTTAGATGAAAATCCAAATTTATTAAATTATGATGATTTTAAAAATGTTAATCATTTAGATCATGATCTTGATGAGGATGGTGAAACTATTGAGTAAAATATTAATTGCTGCTCCAATTAGGCAGGATAAAGAAACACTTGCAAAATATTTAGAATCATTAAATAATTTAGAAATTGGTAATTTTACAATTGATAAGTTTTTTTATTTACACAATTGTTACGAAGAATTAAAAAACTGCTTTGATGATAAAACAATTGTTTATAACTATGAAGATGATAGCAAAGATGTTAAAAATGACATAACTCATCAGTGGTATATTAACAATTTAAACGCAGTATCATTTATGAAAAATGATATAATAAAATATAGTTTAAAAATGAAATATGATTATACTTTTTTCGTTGATTCTGATTTGATTTTGCATCCGAAAACTTTAGTTCATTTGCATAAAAATTTGCAAGCGATGAGAGAATATATAATGTCAGAAATATTTTGGACTGAATGGCAAAAAGATTCTGGGGCATTTGGAAGTAATGGTTGGGATTATGATTCCTATAATGGAGATCAAGAAAAGTTTAGAAAAAAAGGTATTTTTAGAGTTGGTGGAACTGGTGCATGCATCTTAATAGACAATAAAGTCTTTGGTTACCCTAACGTAAATTACAGTCCAATTTACAATATTAGTTTCAGCGAATGGGAAGATAGAGCATTCTGTATAAGATTAGCAGTAAATGGGATTAAAATATTTATGGATACTCATTATCCAGCAGAACATTTATATAGATAATTAACATTCAAGTATTTGTTTGCTAAATTAAAAAAAATAATGTCGCTAGCATTATATAAAAATTAAATTTAAGGAGAAATTATGAAAAATTATATTGGAACAAAATTTATAAAAGCAGAAGAAATGAATTATGGTAATTTTAGTTTAAGAAAATATGGAAAGATAAATGACAGTGAAGGCGGAATTGCAAAAGAAGCAAATGGTTATTTAGTTGAATATGAAAATAATTATATTTCTTGGAGTCCAAAATCTGTATTTGAAGAAGCATATAAATCTGATTGCAATTTAAGTTTTGGGCATGCAATTGAATTAATGAAAAAAGGTTACAAGGTTGCTAGAGAAGGCTGGAATGGTAAAAGTATGTTTATATATATTCAAAATAGTTCATTTATTACAAAAGAAATGGGTAGAAATGAAATATTAAAAAATATCGAAGGTGATATAAAAATAAATGCTCATATCGACATGAAAACAGCAGATGGAAGTATTACAATAGGATGGTTAGCAAGTCAAACAGATATGCTATCAAATGATTGGGTTATTGTATGATGGACGATTTTAAAAAATTATCAGAATATTGGGTTGCATTTGATGAAAATGATTCTGAAAAAGAATTTTTAATAAAATGTCATAAGCAGTTTGAAAATATTTTGAATTCAGATGATTTGAATAATTTAATTATAAAAATGGCACATATAGCAACAATATTTCATGCAATAGATCATCGAATTAAAGATTTATCATAGCAATTTCCACCTCCTATGGAATTTATATAGAAAACAAAAAAAATAGAGTTAGCGCTAGTAACTCTATTTTTTATATTTAATATTGATGTAACTCAACTTCTATTTCCTATTTAATTATTATAGTGAAAGTAATCTTTCGATATCATTTGGTTGATGTCCATCCCACTCAGGAGCTTTATTAACTTCATTAACATTAAAATAATCCCAATTTTCCATCTTATAATGATATGAATATTGCCCTTTTGGTGTATCAATTCCAATTATAAAATAATCCGGAAACATTGTACCATCAGCATGTAGTTTGCTTTTCCAAGCCTTTTCTTTATTCGAATTACATAATACTGAAAATAATATCATTCTGTGATGATATAATTCTTTAAATGTATGGTATCCATCACTTGTATTTTCTGTAATTATTTCTTCTTTCATATACAACAACTTAAACTCATACCCAATTTCTTCAATCTCTCCTATTGTCAAAATTTTGCCTTCTTCAGGTCTACCATTAAGTTTGAAGCATAAGGCAAGTTGCCCTGGTTCTTGTTTAAACTGTATCCTATTAACTTCTATCTTAACATCTAATAGATTAGTTAATATATCAGCAGTTGACTGATGCCCTATTGCTGATAGTAAATTATCAGCATTTAATTCTATTAAACTTTTTGCCTTTTCTAATGAGATTGATTTTAAACCAAAATCTCCGTTTGCGGTAAGAATAGTTGTATTTAATATTGCAATTTTCATAATTTTCTCCTTTTTCATATTCGGTTTATAGTTTACCGAAAACTTATTATTTACTATATTTATATTATTACATAATGTTCGTAACTTGTCAACATAATTATTAAAGTAATTACTATTATAATTATTTTAGTATAATTAAAATAAAAGGATAAATTAATGGATAAATTTGAAATTGATATGATTCACAATATTGAAGAGTTTTCAGAACTTCAAAAAGAAATTACAAAATGGTTAAGAAATAAATTAAGAAAAGATAAATTAATTCAGGAAATAATAGATGTTGAAATTTCTTTAAATAATTTAAAAGAATGGATTATAAGAAAGGAGTTATAATTATGAGTATGGAATTTGAATGTCAAAAATCGGTATATACTGCAATGATGGCAAATACAACTTTAACAAATTTAGTAAGTAGTAGAATTTATGATGAGCCTCCAGAAAATTTAATATATCCTTACATCTTAATCGGAGGAGGAGGCAGCATACCTCACTTAAGACATGAATATGATGGGATTGAAGATAATTTTTTAATAACAATTTTTACTCAACCAGGCACATTAGGTTTTTATCCTGCAAACGAAATAGCAGGCGAAATAAAAAGCAGTTTACACTTAAAAAAATTAAATATATCAGACTCAAATTTAAAAAATATAATCACAAAGGAAGAATCATTAGATCGAGAAAGAGCAGGACAATATCGTAATATAGATTTAAGGTATAAAATGATAATAGAAAAGCAAGCAAAGGAGGTTTAAAATGGGAATCAAAGATTATTTTGAAATAGAAAATGCAACTGGTGATAAAGAATATGACCAGACAATTTATTTGACTCAAAAGACTGCTCCAACTTTATCGTTAGTAACTTCAACAGAAGCTAAAAATTTTGCTAAAGTTAATTATACGGCTGATGATGGTTTGATTTCAGATATTGTAAAATCTGCACATTTTTTTGTAGAATCTCAGATACATAAATGTTTATGTCAACAGACTTGGATCCAGAAACAGCAAGGCGGATGTAATAAAATTAAATTAGTTAAATGTCCAGTCATCGGATCGCCAACCGTAACAATCTACGAAGATTTTGATTCGGTTGGCGAAGCCTTAGTAATCAATACAGATTTCAGAATATTAGATAATGTATTATTTTCAGTAGATAGTTTTTTCACAAAATATAGAGAAGGTGATGGATATTCAATTGAATATGATTGCGGCATGTATACCAGCAGCAATTATACATCAAGCAATGACAATGAAAGAACTATAATCAAAAATATAATATTAAGAATGACTGCATTTTTGTATGAAAATAGACAAATTTATTGTCAAACTTTCAACGAAGAAAATTGGTCTATAAATTATAGTTATGCTGATTTGCCTATTGAGATTAAACATTTATTGAATCCAATTCGGCAGCATAATTTAGGGTTATTATAGGGGGTTTATATGCGTAAATTTAAAGTTGATGTTAAAATTATGGACACTGATTATATGTCTGCAATAGTTCAACTGGTTAAAGAAACATTCGACTTATTAGATGATGAAAATCATAAAATACAAATGAAGAAATTAGATGCTATTTTTGAAAAATATATAAATGAAAAATATATAGATAAAAATCATTTGGGTGAAGGTGATAATTATGTTAACAAACCTTAGGCATCGTGTAACATTCATGAAATCATCAGCAACAATTTGGACCGGTGGTGTTTCATCTGCAACAATTTTAACGGTATCTGAAGAATGGGCAAATGTACAAAGAGTTAATATGTCAAATGATAGCAGGAATTTAAAAGATCAACAAATGATTTTTTATAAAGTAACTGTAAGAAATGCAGCAATTGGAGCTAATAATGAAACTATAAATAATAAAATGTATATCATATTTAATGGAAAAAGATTAAAAATAAATTG